TTGGAGATGGTGTTGGGGGAGAGGCTTCAGTAGAATTTGATGATGAATTAAAACCAATAAAAGTAACTGTAACTTCTGGAGGATCTGGATATACTTTTGCTACATTGGATTTAGATTCTGTAGTTTCTCCAATTTCAGAAAAATCAGTTTTCAATGTAATTATTCCTCCTCCCGGTGGACATGGTAGAAATGTTTATAAAGAATTAAATTGCAATAAGGTTTTAGTTTATTCCAGAATTGAAAATACTCTTTCTGATCCAGACTTCATAGAAGGAAATCAATTCTCTAGAGTTGGAATAATAAGAGATATAAAGGATTATGCAGGATCCTCCACATTTACCAATAATACTGGATCTGGTGTGTTTGCTCTTAAATTAACCACAGATGCAAGTTCCGAAATTGAGGATTCAAAAATATCTCAAGCAAGCACTGGTGCTATTGGAAGTTTAGTTAGTGTGGTTTCATTGGGAACTTCCTGTGTAATTAAGTACACAAAACCTAGAGAGTGGTATGTGGACACTTATAGTTCAGGAACAATCACTAAGACATTTGACCCATATTATGTAAATAGTTCAGGTTTAACAACATCCCAAACTTATAGATATGCAGACTTTGATGGATCAGAAATAGTTATTGATTCCAATACTTATTTTGTAGATACCAGCTATGATGGAAGTCAAGTTGGTGAAATTTTCTTGGGACAAACATTTACCAATGGAATATCAACACCAGACATAAATATAAAGAGTGGTGAGATTGTTTATGTAGATAACAGAGTTTCTGTTACCAGACAATCGCAGCAAAGAGAAGACATTAAAATCATTATAGAGTTCTAAAATGCCTCAGAATACTAATCTCAACAAAAGTCCATATTTTGCAGATTTTGACCCTAATGATGATTACTATAAGATTTTATTTAAACCTGGGGTTACAGTACAGACTAGAGAGTTAACAAACTTACAGTCTACTTTACAGAACCAAATAGAAACTTTTGGAAAAACTGTTTATTCCAATACAATAGCAGTAAATGGGGGTGGATATAAATACATCTCTAATTTTGAATGCGTTCAATTAGAAAGTACTTATAATGGTATAGATGTTGAAGATTATTATAATAATCTTGTTGGGGTTGAGTTAAAAGGCAAAAGATCTGGTGTTCATGCAGAGGTAGTAAAAGTATTATCTAGAGGAGACTCTGAGAAAAATACTACCACATTATACATAAATTATAAATCATCTTCAGATGACAAAGATCTTCCAGAAGATGAAAATAATGTAAGTTCTAGATTTAAATCTGGAGAGGATCTTTTAATTACAAGTTCTCTCAAAATTGGAGAGACTGTTTTACCCAGATTAAGTCCAGTAGCAAAAGTATACTCACCAGTTTCTGGAGAACCTACTTTTACAGGATCTGCTACAAAACTTTTGGATGGAGTTTATTTCATAAGAGGATTTTTTATTAATTATGATTCCCAATTGATCATTTTAGATCAGTATACAAATACTCCATCTTATAGAGTTGGTTTAGAAATAACTGAGAGTCTTGTAGACTCTAATGAAGATTCATCTTTAAATGATAATGCTCAGGGATTTTCTAACTATGCAGCTCCTGGAGCAGATAGATTAAAAATAGAAATTAATCTAATCAAAAAATCTTTAGATGATTTAAATGATGACAATTTTATTGAAATCTTCAGAGTTAATGATGGGGCATTAACTGAATTAGGAAGAACAGATCCTTTCAGCAGCATAGTAGATATCTTAGCAAGAAGAACATATGATGAGTCTGGAAATTATTATGTAAATCCATTTAAGGTTACTGCAGAAGAATCCCTCAATGATTATTTGGGGAATGATGGAATTTACTACCCAGGACAAAAAACTCCAAAGGGAGAAACACCTTCAGATGATTTAGCTATAATTAAAGTCAATCCTGGAAAAGCTTATGTGAAGGGGTATGAAATATCCACTGGTAATGTTGTTTTAGAATATGAAAAACCAAGGACAACAAAAACAACTAATTTTTCTTCCAGTGCATTTTATGGAGGATCCCCAATAAGAGTTAATAATGTTTCAGGATCTCCAAAATTAGGATTAACAACTTCATACACAGTACAGTTGCATCTCCAAAGATTAGAGGCTGGAGTTGGAGTAGGAACTGTAATTGGAAATGCAAGAGTTTATGATTTTGAACCTCATAATAATTCATATGAAAATGAGTCAAGTGAGTTTAATATTACTTTATTTGATATCCAAACTTACACTACTATAACCCTACAAAGTTCTATAGGAGCTATGTCAGTTGGTTCTCATGTCAGAGGTGAGAGTAGTGGGGCAACTGGATTCGTTAGAATTAAGGCTGGTGCTAATGTAACTCTATATCAAGTTACAGGAAAATTTGTAATTGGAGAAACTTTATCTGTAGATGGAATTTCTGCTAATCCCCAAATCTTAACAATAAGAGATTATTCTGTTAATGATATTAAATCTATCTACTCATCTGATGTTGGATTTGGATGTGATACTGCATTAAATAGAACTAAAAAAATATCAGGACCATTTACCATTAAAGTTCAAGATATAGGTGGTGTTGGGGTAGGAAGTGTAACAAGCGATGATGGTGCTGCTTGGGGTGGAGATGTAGTAGTTGGAGATATTATTGAACTGACAACACCAGATAATACCCTGCCAGTCTTTTCTACTGTTGTAGGATTCAATAACCAAAGAACTAGGGTTAGCGTTGTTGGAGTCTCTACAGTAAATAATGTTTGCGATGGTAACATAGGTGGTATTGGAACAACTTATTCTAAAGAAAATATTAAATTATTAAGACCAAATATTAGTGTCAATCCAGATAAGAACTCCACATTATATTCTCAACTTAGAGATGAGAATATTGCATATGTAGATACTGAGAACTCAAATCTATATGTTAAGAGACAATATTTTGTGAATAGAAGTGGAACTTCTGTTACTTTACCAACTCTTAGTGCTGATTATGTATATGTTCCATTTGATGAAGAGGATTATTTGGTAGTTAATGAAGATGGAACTCATCAAAGTCTTTCAGAGTCTCAATTTGAATTTTCAAATGGATTTAAAAATCTGACCATTACTGGGTTAAGTAACGATGCCACAAGGACTACAATAATTACAACACAAATTAAAGGAAATATTACATCTAAAACTAAGAAGTTAAATAGATGTTCCTCTGGAATAGTTTCATTCACAAAATATTCCACTCCAAAGAATTCTAGTGTGACTTATCAGAAGCCATATGGAACTAGAATTGAAGATATGGAAATTAGTTTAAATGTTCCTGATGCTATTCAATTACATGGTGTATTTGAGTCTTCAGGAAATTCTGACCCACAACTTCCATACTTAACTTTAACTAATTTAAATAGTTTAAATTCAGTAACTTCTGATTTAATTATTGGAGAACTTGTTGTAGGAAATGATTCAAAGGCAGTTGCTATTGTTGCAGAAGAGAAGTCTTCTTCACAAATTTCAATTATATATCAGTCCAGAAACAGATTTGCAGAAGGGGAAATTGTAACATTCCAAGAAAGTGGATACACTGCAGAAGTTTCTTTCTCTGAAAGAGGAGACAAAAATATAATTGATAGATTTAGATTAGATAATGGTCAAAGAAAAGGTTATTATGATATTGCTAGAATAGTAAGAATTGGAGGTAGAGAACCATCAAGAAGATTAAAAATTATTTTTGATTATTTTTCTTTTGAATCCACTGATGGTGGAGATGTAATTACTGCCAATAGTTATGATGGAGTAGTTGATAGAAAATTAGTACCAATTTTCAATAAAGTTAGAAATACTGACATAGTTGATGTTAGACCTAGAGTAACAAATTACACACTGTCTACATTAAGTCCATTTGAGTTTTACTCCAGAGATTTCAATACCACTGGAGGTAATGCTACTCAAATAATGGCACCAAATAAAAACACATTATTGCAATATGATTTTTATTTGGGAAGAGTTGATAAACTGAAGTTGAATAAGAATGGTGTGATGGATATTAAGTATGGAAAACCAAGTGAAAATCCAAAAGCACCCAAGATATCCAAAGAAGTATTAGATATAGCAACAATTTATTCTAAGCCCTATGTTTATGATATAGATCAAGATATAGAAATTGTCTTGACTGATGGAAAGAGATATACAATGACAGATTTGAGAGATCTTGAATCTAGAGTTGATACTTTAGAATATTATACTTCATTGAGTTTGTTAGAATTAAATACTAAAAATTTAACTATTGAAGATGCTGATGGTCTTAATAGATTCAAATCAGGATTTTTTGTAGATAATTTTAGCACTAATAGTCTGAGTGATAGACAGTCTCCAATTTACAGTGCAGAAAGAAAAAATAACACTCTTTCTGCAACTACATTTTCAGATAGAACTGCCCTTTCACCTTATAGAATCAACCAAACTAGATCTATTGAGGATCTTGAATCAGATTTAACTGACACTAGTTTAGTTAACATAAAGGTAACAGGCAATTCATTATCATTAGATTACTCAACTAGTTCTTATATTAGTCAACCTTTTGCTAGCAGATCAACTAGTATTAATCCATTCAATGATGTGTCCTGGAGTGGTGTATTAAAACTAAAACCTCAAAGAGATGATTGGGAACTTAAGTTCAAAAAGACATCTTCCTCTGGACAATCTAGTGATCAAACTACATACATGAGATCTAGAAATGTTGAGGTTAATGCATTTAGATTAAAACCAAATACAAGATTTAAACTTCTTTTTGATAGTATAGAAATTTCTAGAAATTATAGTGTTAATGGAAATGAAAGTTTTTGCTTCCCCAAACTTTTAGAAATTAATACTCCAAACAAAAAGTTTGAAGTAGGAGAGACTGTAGTTGTATATGATGCAGAAAATACATCAAAGGAAATTGGAAGATTTAGACTTTGTTCACCCAACCACAAATTTGGAAAGTACAATGATCCAAAGGAAACATATAGTGAAAATCCTTATGATGTAGAAACTACATTACCAGAAGAGTACACTAGAAACTCAACAGTTCTGAATGTGGATATTGATTCATTGAAGTTGCCAGGAGCAAGTGATTTCTTTGGAAATGTTAAAAGAGGATCAAAACTTGTAGGTTTAACAAGTAAAGCAACTACACAAGTAAGTAAGTTAAGATTGATTAGTGATTCTAATGGAACTTTACTTGCAAGTATTTTCATTCCAGATCCAAGGAAATTTACAACTAAATTTAAAACTGGAACTGTAGAAGTTGAATTGGCAGAATTTTCTTCAGAAATTACTCCAGAAAGTTCAGCATCTGCAAATTATACCTCCAAAGGACAATTCTCAGGCAAAGTGCCCAAAAATTATTATGATCCAATTGCACAAACATTCTTTGTTAAAGAAGAGGAAGGCATTTTCATATCATCAATAGATGTGTATTTTAAAAATAAACCTCTAGAAGGTGTTAGCAAGAAAGTTCCAGTTTCTTTACAAATTAGAGAAGTTGTTAATGGATATCCAGGTGGAGCAGATAAAATTATTAGAGGATTAGAATCTACTAAGAAATTAAGTGATATTAATATCAGTGAGGATGGAACTGTCGCAACCACATTTACATTTGATTCCTTAACAAGACTGGAAGGAAATAATGAGTATGCTATTGTCTTAGTTTCAGATTCTGCAGATTATGAAGCTTGGATATCAAGAGTTGGCGAAACTGAAATAACTACAGTAAATGAACCAGAAGTTGGTAAAATAATTATATCCAAGCAACCATCTTTGGGATCCTTATTTAGATCACAAAACAATACAACTTGGGTAGCAGCTCAAACAGATGACCTGAAGTTCAATATTAACATCTGCAAATTTAGTACAGATGATGGAACTATAAAATTATACAGCACAAGAACTAATATTTTAGATGAGGACAATCAACTTCCAAATAATCCAATTGGTGTTACTACAGGAGGTTCTGCTCCAAATGATGGAAATTATATGAAAGTTTTCCATCCTGATCATGGAATGTATTCCCCAAATTGTAAGGTTAAGATTGTGGGAGTAGAATCCGATACTCCTCCAGCAAAATTAGCAGTAGATTATAATTCAGATTCAACATCTGCTATTATATTGAATGATGCTTCTAACTTTACAACTTTTGAAAATACTGCAGTTTCTGTTTCTTATCCAGGATATGTCATTATTGATGATGAAATTATTGAATATACT